TTGTCGGAGACAACGATCTAAAAGAGGATGGAACTAATCCAGGAGCAGAGTTTTCTAAGCGCGTGGCGAGTGAAGTTGTGAACTCGCAGATAGTACAATTACCGCTAGGTATGGATATCAATGAGTTTTATTTACAACACGGACCAGAAGAACTATCAACCCTATTAGGAGGAGCGAGATGAATGAGCAAGAAGAAAGATCTCCAAGAGGCAGCCAGATTATTGATGGATATGGGGATGATAATAGTTTCGATAGATTACAAGGCTGGGACAATAACCTGCCAACCAATGCCAGTACGAAAGTAAATGATGAGTTCATCACCGATGTCTGGAGAATCCTTGACGGAGCAGGAAATCTGCTCATCCGCAAGCATCACGATTACGGCCCGAAGAACATCGCTCACAGTCCAGGTGGTCCACTCAACGGACTCCGAGTGCGAATGTGGGACAAAACAGCAAGGATAAACAATCTTTTAGACAATGGAGTTCAACCTTCTAACGAGTCTTTGCGTGATAGTTTCATTGACCTACTCAACTACTGCGCTATTGCGATAATGGTATTGGATAACAAATGGCCACAGGAGTAGGTGCAGACGGGCTGACTAAAGCCCAGCGTTATTACCAAAGACATCGGGATAAAGTTCTAGCCAAGCACAAAGAATTGCGCCAGGAAAACCCTGAGAAGTTTAGAGGTTGGTCTAAGAGATACAGGGAAAATAACCCTGACTCTGAACGCGCTCGCCATTTGATGCGTGAGTATGGAATAACTGTTGAGCAATACAACGCTATGGAAGTACAGCAAGGTGGAGTCTGTGCTATCTGTAAGCAACCTGAAACTCAAGAACGCAACGGAGTGAAGTACCGCCTAGCGGTTGACCACTGCCATAAGACGGGCAAAGTTAGAGGACTTCTATGTTTCAAGTGTAACTCTGCTATGGGTTCTTTTGAGAAGCGTGATGTACCATTAGCCAACGTGGAAAAATACTTGGAGGCGTGGAAATGATTAGTCTCTTGTTGGGGCTGGCAGTACTTTTGATTGTTGGCGGTCTTTGGTTTATAGCAGAATCTTCTGAATGGGGAGAAAGACTTGTTGCTATTTTGGTGTTACTTGGCGTTGCTTATGGAATTGGCGAATTAGTCAGGACGGCATTATGACACACGAAGAACTGCTATATAGAGTGAACTGGGCTTCAGAGCGTTATCACGATACTGATGGAAGAGCGCAGTATTTCAATGCCCTTCGCGCAATAGTGGAACTGCATAAGCCTCGTATAATACAAGGTTCAGGTTGGTCAATGGAAGTTTGTAGAGGCTGCGACATACACACATATGAAGGTTTATGTCCAACTATTCAGGCTATAGAGAAAGAGTTGGAGATAAACAGTGGCTCGCATCAATAACCTCCTTGATAGCAAAGTCTCTCCCAGTAACGAGTCCCTCCGCGACTCCTTCATAGATCTACTCAACTACAGCGCCATTGCAATTATGGTGCTCGACAAGAAATGGCCTGAGTTACCCAATGACTAAAGTGGAATTTGCTGGCGGTCTACAGGTAAGCAAGTCAGTTGTTGAGAAAAACACTGGCTTTATTGAGGCGATAAAAGAAACATTGCAGTTTGAATTTGATAGAACAAAGAGCAAACATTTTCCTGATTGGGATGGGCAATGGGAGTTGAAAGAAGGATATGACCACACTCGCTACATTATTTCTCGCAAAGATGGAGCAGAAGTTCCAGATGAAATTTATGAAAAATATTCGGAATGGAATATGGATAGTAATTCAGAGTGGATATTCGGCGAGAATTACTACCAAAGGCCATTTGAATACAAAGAATTTTACTGGTATGCCGCAGTCCCTAAAGAATTTGTAAGGGAATCTAATGACTGAGAAGTATTCGTGGTACAAGGCAGACCAACGCCGAAAAGAAATTGCTCGAAACAAACGTGAGAAGGCTGACCGATACGTAGATGAGATGAATAAGAGAGCCAATGACAAATCAACTACATCCAATACTCGATGACCTCGTTCCCTCTGTGGTGACCACCATTCACCGCAGGTTTCGGGCATACACCGAACGTGGTGATCTCCTCCAAGAGGCGTGGGCTTTTGTTCTCTCTCGTGCTGAACATTTCAACGAGGTCCTCTCTGATGAGAATGAGGTTCAGCGTAAGTGGAATGAGAAGAAGGTAGCGTGGCAGATACGCAGATGTTTAGAACGTTACGCTCGTAAAGAGAAGGCAACTAAGTCTGGATATCAAATCAATGATGAGGCATACTACGACACAGTTACTATCGCCCAACTTTTACCTTTTGTAATCAAGAGTGTTATCAGTGACACTGCGTTAGAGCAGAGTCAGATACTTGTCAATGATGGTACTCCTCGCAAACCTAGCGCCCCTGCTGAAGGTGGCAACCTGCTGGCTATGCTGGTAGATATCAAGAAGGCTTATGAGAAGTTAGAGAAGTATGAACAAGATATTCTGCGCCTTCGCTACCACGACAACCTCACTCTTCAACTTATCTCTGAATACTTAGAGTGCGCTATCTCTACTGTTGATCGTAAATGTACCCAAGCCCTACGCAAACTACAAAACAATATCGGAGGCGATTCACCTTGGCAATAGTCATACAACTTTCCCAAGCGGAGGTGAGAGTATGCGCTCTCATCGCCGTTGAACGTTGGCTAGTCAAGTTCGGTTCAGAAGATAGACCGAACTACGCTGCTGGTAAAAAGTTCGGTAAGTTAGAACCAGAGATCAACGCAAACATCAGAGCCAACGTTGCTGAGTGGGCAGTCGCTCGCCACTACAACCTCGGCTGGAATATGCCTTGGTATCCCAACGAATTACACAAGGCACGCAAGAATATCTCTGACGTGGGCGACCTTGAGGTTCGCACTATCAGAACGCAGAGCGCTATCCCCTTCTGGAAAAAAGACGCGGGGCGCACTATCGTCGGGGCCAAGGTCCTCGATGACGAATACTATTCTTTGGTGGAAATCTACGGCAAGTTTCAGGCTGATGATTATATGAATGATGAGTTTGCTGATCCTTCTATTGAAGGCTGGCGCGTTCCTGTGGAGTTACTAGAGGTATGATTTACAATGAAAATTGTTTAGATACTATGGCTCGTATGCCAGATAATCACATAGACCTTACCCTTACCTCCCCTCCTTATGATAACCTGCGTGAATACAATGGATATTCTTTTGACTTTGAGAACGTAGCAAAAGAACTTTACCGAGTTACTAAACCTAACGGACTTCTGGTATGGGTAGTTGGTGACTCTGTAATAGATGGCTCCGAGTCTGGGTCCAGTTTTAGGCAGGCTCTTTACTTCAAAGAGTTAGGTTTCAAGTTACACGACACTATGATATACGAGAAGAACTCTCCTGCTTATCCAGCACGAGCAAACGGGAATAGATATACACAGATATTTGAGTATATGTTTGTCTTTGCTAAAGGCAAAGTTCCAAACCAACTTATCTGCGATAAGCCTAATAAGTGGGCGGGGTATAAAGACTTTTCAGGTAAGTTGAAAAACCCAGTTCCCGATTTCTCTCCTCGCAACAACATCTGGAAATACACCACGTCCTTCAATGGGTGGAAGCACCCTGCCCCTTTCCCCGAAGCGCTAGCGCACGACCATATAGTTTCGTGGTCTAAAGAAGGAGACTTAGTTTATGACCCATTTATGGGTTCGGGAACGACTGCCTTTGTTGCTCGTTCTTTGAACAGACAATGGATAGGTAGTGAAATTAGTAAAGATTACTGCGAAATAATTGAGCAGAGATTACAATGAAATACGAATACTCCTGCCCTACCTGTGGTATTGAGTATGTAGTCGAACGATCTATCCACGCCGAAGCGTCCTCTCCCACCTGCTCTAGTTGTCATACGCTTATGAGTAGAAAGTATGAAGCCCCCGCTATCTCTTTCAAGGGCGGAGGCTTCTATACTACTGACTCGAAAGGATAAGGAACGGGTCAGCAGTCCTTTATCTTAGTAGTGTTTGTGGGTAAGAGCAAACCTGTAAGCCTTACAAGGTGTTCCATAACGTTGATCAACGTAACGTAAGCCTCGCAGTATTTGGAGTTCAGGCTTTCTACTTCTCTCTCCAAGCAGTTGAGCAATTCCGAAAGCGGAACTTCGTGGGTTCTGGGCGTAGTGGTCAAACCTGCTCTCTTTGGTCCATAAAGCGAGAAGGCATTCCCATTCTCTTCCTCGCCAACCAAACGCAACCCACGCATATTCTTTTGCGATCCTTTTATTTTCATTTTTTTCTTCCCAACTTGCTTTTGCCCTTACGATTTCGGTGGGTATGTCTGAAGGAAACCTTACGTCTCCTGCGGGGTGCGCGAGAACTACCCACAACGCTGATAGTCCTACCGCTAATATCACTCCACGCTTTACCATTAGCCTCATCAGATAGCCTTTCTTCTTCCAAGATTTCCTTGAATTGGTCGGGATACTTCTGGGCTAGGCGCGTAAGCGCTCGCCCCCTTGCTCGCTGATAGTTGCGTAGCCATACGGCTCGCTTCTCAGCACTAGCCTTTCGTTTATCTAGGCTCATTGAAACCTCCTCGGTCTTTCATTGAGGTAATCATCGAGACAAATTATAGCGTAAGCGATCAGGCACACAAAGATAGTAGCCAAGAATATCATCGTGACCTCTCACTCGTAATCGTAGCCAGCACAAGGGCAGTCACTTCGATCTTGTCGGTAACAAGAACAGGTTCCTCAATATCTTCCTCGTTCCATACTGAGATAAAGATAGAGTTATCTAAGCCTCGTCTAAACCACTCCACCGCATCGGTTACGCTCGCCCCTCCCCACGCAATATCTCCCTTGCGATCCATTACCTCATAGAAATTAGTCAGTTTCACTTGCCTTCTCCTCCTTGTAGTTGATTAGGTTTAGTTCGTTCAAGGCATTGACCATACGGATAAGGTTCTTACCCGCCTCCTTGCTATCTCCCTCTACCATCTGCTTGACCGCAAGGTCACGGCATAGGTCTGCCTTTGCTTGATAGTATTCCTTGTTCATAACGCTTCCTCCATTTGTCTGCCGTTCTCCATTACTTCTAGGTAATGCTCGCCTTCCCCTTCGTAGTATTCATAGTCAGTTGTGTAACCAAGCACCCAACGACACCCTCCCATTTCTGCTATTGCGTCAAGTATCCCGCTATAGAAATCGCTATTCCACCATTGACCTTTGATCACTTCTAGCGTTGCGCCCTTGACTAGGTGCGTTGCGTTATCAACAGGCGAGGTGAATAGCACGCCGTCTGCCTGTTGATCTAACTTTATCCTTGCCCAATAAACCCCTCCGTCAGGGTATTCTCTGTATTCCTTAGTCATTATCTTCTCCTTTTATCATAAACGGAATGTCATCTCCCACGCACTCGTGTATGTGGGTTTCGCTCTCTGTTAGTTGTGTATCACAGTCTATACAAAACCAAACTTTAGTAATTGTTGCCATTACTTTCCTCCTCCTCTAGTTGTTTTATGATGTCATCTATTTCAGGCGCATAAGGTCTAGCCTCTGCCTTGCTATCTTCCTCACCGCAGGGTGTCTCAGCGTGCTTAGTCATAGCCCACCCAGAGAAAGACCAACCGCACACTCCACACTTAGGCATTGGCGTTCTCCTCCTCTGCCCCTGCCCATATAGCCTCCACATTGACACTCCACGCATAGGAGTTGTCCATTTGATCCACTAGCGCCCTTGCTTCCTCCTCAGAATTGGCTCGGACGTAGTAGGTTTCTGTCTTGCGTATCCCATACTCACGCATTACTCGTTCTCTCCTCTCGTAAAACTTCCTCTGCTTGTTCGGTTATCGTGTCAAAGATTTCGTGGATTTCTGCCATTGGAATAGCCTCCACTTTCTCGACAGTTTTCGCCCATTGTTCGGGCGTGATTTCTTGCTCAAGGTGATCTGTTACTGCCACCTTGTCGAAATACAGAACGATAATCTCCTCATCGTTTTTGTATTCCTCTAGTTCCTTTAGTAGTTTTTCCACCTTCATTTGCTTTCCTCCTCCTTTAGTTTTGCCACTAGGTCGTTCCAATACATCTTGGCTTGGTCGCTGATCTCTGCTTGATACCAGAGGCTAGTCATAGCCTCGTCTAATTCTTGTAATGCGCTCACTTGCCTCTCCTTGCTCT